TCAAAGAAACATTCCGTAAGGTAGAGACAGGTAACCTAAAGTTAGGTGTTGAGTGTGGCTTCTGTCAGCACAAGTACAAGTGTTGGGATACTTTAGTAGAACAAGAGTCCATACCATCTAAGGCTAAGGTACGCCCTATGGTTAACTACATTCATATAGTAGAGGAAGCAGCATGATAAACATGTCGGAGAATGACTTCGGAGTAATACTACGTCCTGTTCTTGTTGATGGTGAAGAGTGGGCAGGTGATGTTCAAGTATCTGTGTTTAGCAACTTAATGCCTAAAGTAGATGATGAAACTCATGCACAGCTAATGTTTTTAGCCTACAAGATGTCAGCAATGGTTCAGTTCTGTCAAGACAATGACGCATTTGATGAAGCACTTGAGGACTATACTATGGATATGGTTGAAGAGTTAGGTTTAGGTGATTCAAATATGGAGGAACCTAAACAAAACAAGATAGTAGGCAGGGAGGGCAATGTAATAACACTGGACTTCAATACTAAATGTGAGGGGGAATGTTAATATGGATGTTCTACACACACCTACGTTAGATGTGAATAGCCTTGATGATGCGCTAGAAGATATAGTTAATCATCCTAACCATTACAAGTCAGAGGGGGAGGGCAATATAGAATGCATTGATGCTATAGAGTCAGCATTAAGTGCAGAAGAGTTTCAAGGGTTCTGTAAGGGTAACGCAATCAAGTACACATGGAGGGCAAATAGGAAACAGGATGCACGTACTAACTTAGAGAAGTGCCGTTGGTATATTAATAAGCTACTGGATAACCTTGCATGAGATACCCTGTTAAGAAAGCAAAGAAGCCCAAGCACCGCAAGGTAACGCCTAGTATCTTAGGTAAAACCTGCGGCCTTGATTGTAAGGTTACGCCACCAGAGCCTTACCAATCATGGACTGAGTACCTCGCAATGAATCGTGACCAGCCTAAGCCCTACCGATCTTGGTTAGAGTTTAGGTTGTTTTCCGATGGGCCTATGAAGGATATAGATTATGAGCCAATCAAGGTAGACTATGAGGTAGTAGAGAATAGAAAGTACACACCCGATGGGGTGATGGGTAACGTCTGGTTTGAGGTTAAGGGTAGGTTTAGAACACGGCATGAAATGGATAAGTACATTCATGTGCGGAGGTCTAACCCCCTTGCAGTTATCGTATTTGTACTACACTCAGAGAAGGTAGCATTACCTGGCGCACAGAAGCGTAAGGATGGGACACGTAGATGTATGGAGGATTGGCTTGAAGAGAACAAGTTTGCCTATACATACGAGAGTAAGATGCATCACTTTATGAAACATTTCAATGAGGTAGCCGTTTAGTGGAATACATAATGGTAGTAGTGATGGGTGCGTTATTTATTTATACTATGATTTGGGGATAAAGTTCTTGACATTTGTAGTATTATCAGTATAACTGTACAGCCCTATAATTTAACAGGACATCAAATGGAAACATCAAACAAGATACTTAGCGACATAACAGTCTTCTCTAAGTATGCAAAGTATATCCCCTCAATGCAAAGGCGTGAGACATGGGAAGAGTTAGTAACCCGTAACAAAGACATGCACAAGCGTAAGTACCCACATATGGTGGATGATATTGAATCTGCTTACAAGTTTGTGTATGAGAAGAAAGCCCTACCCTCTATGCGTTCACTACAGTTCGGTGGCGCACCTATAGAGTTAGCACCTAACCGAATCTTTAACTGTGCTTACTTGCCAGTGTCAGAGACAGAAGCCTTTAGTGAGACTATGTTCTTACTTCTAGGTGGCACAGGTGTAGGCTACTCAGTACAGCGTCACCATGTTACTCAGCTACCAGAAGTACGTGGCCCTAAGAAACGTAAGCGTAGGTTCCTAGTGTCTGACAACATTGAAGGTTGGGCAGATGCAGTGAAGGTACTGATGGAGTCTTACTTTCATGGACAGATGCAGGTAGACTTTGACTATCGTGACATACGCCCCAAGGGTGCTATGTTGATTACCTCTGGTGGTAAAGCACCTGGCCCTCAGCCATTGAAGGATTGCATTCATCAACTGACTAAGGTGCTAGACAATGCACTAGGCCGTAACCTTACTACAATAGAAGTGCATGATCTCATGTGCTACATTGCAGATGCAGTACTGGCTGGTGGTATTCGTAGGGCAGCATTGATCTCCCTGTTCAGCATGGATGATCTGGATATGATGGCATGTAAGGCAGGTGAGTGGTATGTAGATAACCCTCAGCGTGGTCGTGCTAACAACAGTGCTGTTATCCTACGGCATCGTGCTACCAAGGATGATTTCCTTAAGTTGTGGGGGCGTGTTGAAGCCAGTGGATCTGGAGAGCCTGGGGTCTACTTCAGTAATGATAAAGATTGGGGGACGAATCCATGTTGCGAGATCGGGTTACGCCCATATCAATTCTGCAATTTAGTTGAGTTAAATGTAAGTGACATAACCTCACAGGAGGACTTAAATGAAAGATCCAAAGCGGCTGCTCTTATCGGTACGCTCCAAGCTGGATACACTGACTTCCACTATCTCCGTGATGTATGGAAAGAAGCCACAGAGCGTGACGCACTTATTGGAGTCGGTCAAACTGGAATTGGCTCTGGCGTTATACTATCCTATGACCTCGCTGAAGCGGCTGAGATTGTTAAAGAAGAGAATGAGCGTGTTGCTGGTCTTCTTAATATTAATGTCAGTGCTAGGTGTACTACTGTCAAACCATCAGGCACCTCTAGTTGCGTACTTGGTACAAGTAGTGGCATCCATGCTTGGCATAATGATTATTACATTCGTAGGCAGAGACTAGGAAAGAATGAAGCACTCTACCAGCACCTAGCCAAGCACCACCCTGAGTTGATAGAGGACGAGTACTTTAACCCTGAGCAACAGGCTGTAGTAGAGATACCACAGAAGGCTCCAGAAGGCTCTATACTACGCACAGAGAATGCTTTGGATCTACTGGAAGGTGTACGTCTATTCAACACGGATTGGGTTCAGACAGGGCATAGAGAAGGTCAGAACTCACACAACGTGTCCTGCACTATCTCTGTTAAGGATGATGAATGGCCTGACGTAGGTGAGTGGATGTGGAAGAATCGTGCTACCTTCAATGGCATTGCTGTACTACCATACAACGGAGGTACGTATACACAAGCACCATTTGAGGATATTACTGAGGAACGATTCAATATGTTAGAGAGTAGTCTTAACGACATTGACTTGACCAAGGTGATAGAGGCAGAAGACGAGACTGACCTATCAGGTGAGGCAGCATGTGCAGGAGGTGCATGTGAAATCATTTAGAGGTGTTAAATGTTTATCACCTAGATGTGGCATAGGTATTGCAATGCAGTACTGTACTGTCAAGGAGTTGTCACTATGACAGAAGAGACAGGGGTGTTCAGAGGTGAGGTTTATGTTAGACCTACACTCAACCAAGATCATGGTTCACTGGAGTTGGTATCAGGTGTCACGATGAATGGTATAGAGGAAGCCTTAAGTAGTAAGATAGTAGAGCTAGAAGACAAGGCAGTCAGAGCAGCTTTAATAGAGCAAGGATGGACACCGCCTAAGGAGTAGGCATTAAAAAGCCCCATTGCTGTCAAGAGCGTTGGGGCTTTTCTTTGGGCTTAATTAATAGTTATGGTATTATAATATGCTCACGGAAATATAAAGATTCAGATACACACCCATCTAGGTGAGCATCATCAATTTTAAACTCCCCCCTAACAAAAATATCAAATCCTACAATGTACCTTAAGCTGGTACTAGATGTCATTGGTGTTGTACTATGTACTAGATTTGAAGGAAATATAATTATATTACCTGTCTCTGGTTTAAAACAAAAAATACGATGATTCCATATGTTGTGTTCTTTTAATCTGGGCTGTAGTAAAGGAAATAAGGTATGATTGCTAGGTGCCATGAACTCAACTAAACTTTCATCATCTTTGGGTACGTTAATATACATAACCCCTGACAGTAGACTATTAGCATGACTATGGGGGAACGCATAATCGCCTTCTTTATGAATGGTAGACCAAGATCGTGTAATATAAAATTCAACTTCTTCCCCTACTTGCATCACACCATGAGCATATTCCTTAACGCTGTTTAGAATCTTAGCCTTTAGTGAACTCATTTCACTATGGTTTAAAAGATATGATCCTGCTGACGTAGTCCCTGCCCCATCACTTTTGAAGTGGGATTCTTTATAGTTGATATCCATATGATTTGTATTTTTTATAAATTCAAAATCATCTGATGTTACTTCTTGCTCATGTATAAAAAGAGGTGTTGAAAATAAAGGTACAACCTGTGGTGCATTCATTCTAAATTTCCCCCTTGAGTACCTAGTCCCTTTGGTACTAAAACATTGGTAGATATGCATATACGTAAATCATCTGTGTAATGAGGTACGACAAAATGTTCCAACCATCCCGGAATAATAAACCCCCCACCTTGAATTGGTGGAAAACCTATAGAAGAATTATGAGCAAAAGCAGAATCATATCTTGCACAAGGTCTAGGATCATTAACTACAAAAGATCCGTCTGGTATTAAAGGTAGGGTTAAGTTTTTTGAAACAGAATCAGTTCTGTTATTTGGATGCTGCAAATCTTTAGGAACTCTTGGATAGTACGTAACAGCCATGTTAGCTTCGGGGTGGGTGTGTACTACTGATGTAGTACCCTTTCGGTAAATATTACCCCAAGAATTTAATAGGGAGTTGGGAGGTAGCTCGCCTCCATTGGTAATAGCAGCGTAATATTGTGCTAAAAATCCAGACATTCGTTTTGCTAACTCTTCCATAAAAGGATTTTTACGCTGCAATAAATCCCCCTTAGTTTGATAACCATCCACGCCAGCAACAGAGAATTGAGGGTTATTTTCTATCTTCTCCGCTTCTTCTATACCCAGTATAAACTTAGTCAACCCATTGTCTAATTCCTCAGTATCTCCTTCTAGCACGTACTCAGCTATAGGAGTTTGAAACAATCCATTAATTTGCATAACCTGTTCTCTCTCTAAATTATAAGTAGCCCCAAAGCTAGTGATGGCAATGGGGCTTTTCTTTGGGTGGAGTTTACTCCAGTATACTATCCATCTCTTCCACTAGCCCACCTTCGTTGTAGTCAGTGCCATGTGTAGCGTTTAGATATTTGATTATGTTATCTATCTTCTCTGGTGTGTATACTTCGTATAGTGTAGGTTTCTTTTCTAAAGATCCTACCTGCTGATGGAAAGGAAATGGGTCACCTGCCTTATTTGTTTTCTGGCTCAATGCTTTAAAGGTGTCAGGGTACATAATATGAGGGGGTACAGAGGCAAACAATCCTCCAAAGTATTTTCCTGGAATATTAGTTCCATAACTGGTGTGATCAGACTTAGTAGCAGATGAATTTTTCAAAGACTCTATAAGGTTACCCTTACTATCTCTTCCACTTTTAAACTCAGGCTTGAACATGGTTAAACCTGACGATCCTTGTTTGAAGTCTGATAACTCTGGTACAGTCATAGTGTCCACAATATCATTGTAGTCGGGGAATCCCTTTGAGTACCATTCGGGTCTTACCATCTCTGCTAGTACAACTTTTCTTATTGAAGTACCTGCACCTTTTCTAGGGAAGTCTGGGTCACCTTCTACCCCTTCCAACTGCTTAATAACATCAGGATGTTCTAGCCCTAGCCAATTAGGTATTGCTGTACTCGTTACTTTACCTGTCTTTTTGTCTGTAGTAGTCTTACCTTTACGTATTCTATCATCAAAAGCTTTTATATCTTCCTTAGGTATACGTATAGCTTTAAGCTGTTTAATCATAGGTACTATTGTATCCGCAGAGAAGTTAATGGCTTCTCTACCCATAGCAGTATATATACCCAATACATCTTCTATACCAGTATCGTCTTGGGCTAAAGCAAAGTTAACTATCTTCTTTTTAGCGGCCTCATCCATAGATGCCCAACCACCAAAATCTCTGGAGTATTCCATACCACCTTCGGGTATATGTTTTGAGTCTAAGGGTACTCCATTAATATCTACGATAGCCCTACTCTCTTTGTCTGGCCCTGTAATACGTATGGATCTATCTCCCACTACAGGTACACCAACCTTACCTAGCAATTCCTCAGGGTGCATAA